CGGGTCTTAGGTTTTCCCTCTCCATTTTATTTGGGCTTATAAATCCACCTGGTTCTTCCCTTTGTTCCAGGCTTCATAAATATTATATTTTGTATTATTTGGGCTTATAAATCCACATGTGAGTTCCCTTTACAAATGCTTCATAAATATATAATAATTAATATATAAGATTACCCCATTTTAACTAAAAACGGTGCTCAAAAGTTATGTATATAATAGTTATAGATATAATTACCCCATTTTAACTAAAAACGGTGCTCAAAAGTTGATAGATAATTAAGAAATATAAGCTTTATTGTTGTTCATTAATGATAAATTTATTATCTGAAGTATAAATTTGTTGGTTAAAATTTGATGTGATATTTTCCATAATTAATCCAAATGAATAATTATCTATTAAATTATTATATTCATCTTCATCAATACGATAAATAATTCCAAAAGTACTTATTAAATTATCAGCATCATATAATAAGTTATTACTTGTTAAATTTGTCAATTTCACCATTATAATTAAATTATTTTGAAGTTCAATTATAAAATAATCAGATGAATTAGCTTGTATAGTTGGTTGTGAATGTAATTGAATTAACTGACCAAGAGTTACATTTAAATTTATTAATATATTTTCTGCAACGTCATTCGAAAAATACCAAACCTTTCTGGCATCATCAATGGTAACTTCAGTATCATTCCAGTAATATTTAAAATCATCTTTTTGAATTATTGCTCCTAAATTTATATTTTTATCATTATAACAATTTACTAATGTTTCATTAATATATCCACTCTCTGCATTTTTATTTTCAATTAAACCTGAATTATAGTATTTTATTGTGTTACCAATTGGATTCTTTAATTCATATTCATATTCTATATAGAAATATCCAGGATTAATTTTTATTTCATTTTGATTATATGTCCCAATGGCGATTGCAATGAATATAAATGGATTAGATTCTTGATCAAACTTTCCACCCATTCTAAATAAATTAAACTGAAGATTATTTCCTAATTTAACATTTGATGTATGGGCTTTATAACATTGCACTAACATACCTCCATTAGATGTTCTTAATGTTTGCTGTAAATTTTCATTATTTGGAGTCATTGCCCATAAAGTACCAGCTAACACATTACCTTGTTGTGTAACAGCACATTGAGGAACATATGTAACTTTAAATAATAGAGGACGATAATTTTGATATCCAGATGCAATTGCACTCATTCTCGTTCCTGTCCAATATGCTGGATTACATGGTATAATTGTCATAACATCACCAGAATTATTAGCTATAACATCAGGTATTTTATATATTAAATCTCTTCCATGCACTCTCATTGAAGTACCTGTTTGTTTCAATATGTTGAATTGTTTTCTAAAAGATGATGTTATTGCAGCTGGCATTCTATTTCTTCTATATCTTTTGTTAATATTTCTTACTTTATTTATTCTATTTATCATTATTTTATTATTTTTATTTACTTTAAACCTAACATTTCTTAATTGTCTATTTTTATTTTTCTTAATTTTATTAATTTTCCTTCTTAAATTATTAATTCTTCTATTCATAGCAAATATTTCTTAATTGCTTATACCAAGCAGTGGGTCAAACCCTCAATACACCATCCTACACCCTACCTACCACCCTTGTATGTATTATATTTAATGTTCAATTGAATATGTATAAATTTTCATTTCATTATTCTCCAATTTAATTTCAGTATTAACTTTAGTTTTTGTCAATTGTTTTTCAACATTCATATATTCATCAATTTCATTTACTTTCATTAGTTTATCTACTATATGACATTGATATTTTTCTAAATAATTATTAACATTTATTTTTGATATCGTATCTTTCAATTCATTAATGTCATCTTCAGTTATATTAAAATATTTTTCCAAATAATCTTTATATATTTGTTCAAATTCATCCGCACTATTAATATTATTATAATGATTTTTAAATTGTAAATAGAATCTATATTCATCAATTTGTCGATCAATTTTCCTCATTTCCTTACTTTTCATATTCATTTTAATACGATTTAATTCTTCGATTCCTATCTCATACATTTTTTCACCATACATTCTAAATATTTCTAAATTGCTTTGAGATTTTATATTCAATGCATCAGCAATTAATAATTGAGCTTGTTCATATCTAAATCTTTTAATATTTAAATGTTTATTTCTATATGTGAATGGCGTGAGTTGTAAAAATCGATCCAATTTTCTTACCATGTAAAAATGATTATTTTCTGGATTCCATAACAATATCATTGATAAAAACTCAGCTCCAGTTATATCTGGATATTTATCAAATATTTTAGCTATTTGGCCTAAACCGTGTTTTATACTGATATCTTCATGATAATATACATATTTGTATGCAATTAACTCATATTTATCAAAATAACTTTTCGGCATAAAAATAATTTGATCATCTCCATTAACCATTTCCTGTATACGATCTATATTTATCCAAAAGTATTCTTGCTTCATCTTATATTTTATAAATTCAACATATGCCCATGATCTTAATGTATTCCCTAAACAAGTGTTCATACGTCCAGACATTTGAGTACCTATACATTCATATGTATAATATTTGGAAAAAATCTTATATTTCTGTTGATAACATATTTTCTTTAAATCACTAATATTACATATTTCTTGAATTTCAGGATGATTATTTATTATTAATTCAAAAACATAGTTATCTACAATTTGTTGTAATTTATGATGTTGTGTTGAATCAAATGCACTTCCATCTGCACAAATAACACCTTGATCATACATCACTTTTTCCATAAAATATTTAAAAATTTTACATTTATCACCATTGCTAGATCCCGGACCACACCAAGGCTCTTGATGAATTACGTTCATAGCAGTTTCACAAATTGTACCAAGAATTAATTTAACTGTTGGATTTTGTGCTGATATATTTCTAGCTTTAATTTTAAATTTTTTATAATTCATAAATATTTTTTCATCGGTTTTTGTATGCATTTTAAATGCCATTATTGGTCTACTATCATTTAGAAATCTATTATATCCATCAATAAATTCATATCTCTTACTACCAAGTTTCATTAAATATTCTGGAATTGAAGGAGCAATACCATAATTATATCTATCGAACATATCTCTAATTTTAGGTTGTATAAATGATTTAAATTCATCAACTATTTTATCATCATAATCTACTTTTGATTGGATTTGCCTATATACTGCTTCAGACTCACACCAAAAACAACTATGTAATTTTAATGGTATATTATTTAATACTTTATGTCCGTCAATACGAAATCCTTTTTGAGTTAAAGGTTCTTTATTTGGATTAAAACCAGGATGTTTATTATGTGGTTCTCTAATATCTAAAATTTTAAATTTATTTGCAATTCTTTCAGTTAAATTATTTTTCTTAACATAACAATCAAAATTTTCTTTCATAACTTTCAATACAGAAAACATTTCAAAAGCATCATTCATTGTACAACTTCCAGGATTGTATAATATTTTTGAAACATATTCATTATCAGTATAACATTGAATTCTAGCTATCATATTGAATATTACATATAATATGACTGTTTTATAAGATAAATTATATTTAGTAAATAACATTAATATAGAATAATATGCAATAAGTTTTGAATTTATCATATAAATAATCGGCATTAAAATTAATTGTACACGAATTCTTAAATCTCTATTTAATTTAGTAGTATAATAATATATTAATATCATAATTACATTCACAATAATATATTTAATAAAGCTGACATTTTTCCTCAATATAATATCGGTTACATTTGTTTGTAATTGTATACCATCCCATAAAAATAAGATTTGAGTAAATAGTAGAATAAAAACGCCAATTAAAACCATTGCGATCAATACAATTATAGTTATAAAGATTTTATGATAGAAAGATATACCCCTAATTATCTTAATAAATGCAGTAAACATGTCAAAATAAAATTGATAATTCGAAGTATATAAATCATCACTATTAATAAAATCTTGTGACAATTGCAATAACATACCCATATAATTGTATTCATTTTTAATTTTCATGAAATATAAAATTTTGTTTTTATTTGATAATATTACAGTTTCATTAAATGATAAACCAAATATAAATCTTTTAATTATTAAGTAAAAACAGTAAATTTCTAACATAAATAAATTTTTAATATATTTAATATATTTCATTAAATTCCAATCTTTTCTTGAATAATTTTTGAGTAAATTAACATTAGTTGAATTAATTATTTTCCTACCAAATTCAATTATTTTATTATTTTCAATAACCTTTTCTTTACAAAAATCATATAATTTTTCATACCATGTATAGTTGATTTCTAAATTATTTTCGTCATATATATCATTATTTATTTTAACTTCATTTAATATTTCTTTATTAATTTTACCAACATACCTAGCACCTAAGATCGCCAATATCTTAGCATAATGCATATCAATTTCCATTTTCCATTCTTCTCTTGCTCTATTAATAATTGATATTGTGCAATTTTTAATCATATTAGGTTTTATAGATATACCTCTATACATATTAATAACATCATTGAATTTATCTTTAGTTATTTTAACTTCAACATTATATTTAATAAATCTACGGATCATTTCTGGATTAGTTTGTTTATCATTATTGATACATTTTAAATCTTTTAAGAAACAAATATCATCTTTTAAGAAATAAAAACCTTTATAATATTTCGAATCTTCCCAAGTTTGATAGATTTCATTAACATTATTCGATCCATAGCCATCTAACCACTTATTTAATTCATCATATATATAATTATTAAAATTATCTGGATGAGCTTTTATTATTTTGATTTCACCTAATTTTTCAATATCATCAACATATTTATCCATTACTTCATCTTTAATTAATAGTTTTTCATTGATATAGTTATTATATCTTGATTTATAAATAATATTATTTGTGTTATTATAAGTTATTCTAATTGTAATATAGCACATATTTTTTGTAACTTCTACACAATTTAATAAATCGATATTAATACCAATTTGATTTTCAAATTCATGATCAATTGTTATTTGACTTTTTCTAAGTAATTTTTCAATGAATTCTTTTGTAATAATATTATCATATATTTGTACATGATTATGTATATAAGGATTTTCATTTCCATTAGGTTTATAATATATTCTACCATCATCATTTATTTCTAATTTATATAATTTACAATCATATTTTAATTTTTGGTTTGTATATACATTAAAAGTGTAATATTGTACAATCTTCTGTAGTCTATTAAAGTCATGATCATATTTATCTCTAATTTCATTTATTATATTATTATTATAATATAAAACGTCAGTACTATGTATTACAATTTTCTCATCTTCAAATATTTCACGATCTAACTCATCACTATTAAATTTTCTATCCATAAACACCGTTTTCATTGTCTCAGTTCTATATTTTGTAATTCGTATTTTATCATAAGCATCATTATCATCAGCATGATTATAGTACATACCAGGAAAGTCATCAAATCTTTTTAAATTTTCACCTACACCAACAAACATATATCCACCATAAGTATTTTTAATTTCATTTTTAACATAATTTTCTTCTATTGCTCTCAATTTTCCGAGTACATCATGCCTATTCGTTGAATCATTTTCTAATCGGGTATTTAATTTGCTATATTCTTTAATTGCAAGAAGATCATCGCAAATATTGATTTTATTACTCATCTGATTATTATTTATAGTAGTACCATAAGAAATAACTCTAACAAAATTTTTCTCCTTTCCAACATATTTAATTTTTTCTGAAGCTGGATATATTTTAATGTAACCTTCCCCATATTTTTTAAAACATTTCACCGAAATATCGCCAATTAATTTAGCAGCATCTATATTTTGTCTTGTTATCTTAGTTACGTTAGTTTTAACATAATCATCAGGTTGGTCATTATTTAAATTGACATATAATGTATGGTTATCATTAAATTGTTGATCCACATCAATTTCTTCATTAACATAGTTAAATTGATTTAGATTGAATGAGTCTCTAAATTCATCAATGTATTCTTTTATATATTCTTTATCATTCATAATTTTATTTTTAATTTCAGGTATATTTAAACGTCCATTACGTCTTGGTTTAGTTATATAAAATTCAACATGATCATTTTTCTTATATCCATCTTTTTTATCTTTATATTCTGTTTTATTTGTATTTTGATGCATACCACCTTTTAAACCATCAATTAAATATACACAATTATTAATTTTGAATTTGTGATATAATAATTCAATTATATAATAACTTATTAAGTTAATCTTCTTCATTATTATTTTATTATGTGACATAATATAAATATTCTTCTTTTTAAAGAACAACAATAAAGCAATTAAAGCAAAAATAGCAAATATAGCGAAGTTCAT